TAAACGCTCATCAGCTGGTAAAGAACCTGAACCAACAAAACGATCATCTTTTAATAATAAGCCCTCGAACCAAGGGGGCAATACAGCAAAACGTCCTTGTGTGGGTACGTTTGATTCATCAAGTTCTGTTGAAAGATCCACTAAATATTCGTAAGCATTTTCCTTTGTCACTTCAATTGGTGCCGCATCTGTACCGATAGTGTTTGTAGCATGTACATAATGTGAGGCAATAAATTGATCAGCAACATTCGATAGTGCATAGGCAGCCTCCGCCATTGCAGCATCCATCAGTTTTGGATTTTGTTGAATTTTATCAAGATCATCAATTTGGAAATTGAAGAATTTCGATTCAGTAATTTGTAGTGAACGTGTGTGATCTGTTAACTCTTCTGGATCACCCATATTAGAATTTTTCGTATAGTCACCAATTGTAACAGCACCAATACCGTTGATTTTTACTGTGTCACCATAAGCCTTGATTTCACCTTCATAATCACGATTGATTACACCTGTTTGTCCAAACACTAAAGATTTTTGTAAGTTGTGTAACAGTCGAGCCGACCAGATTGTTGGAATAAAGTTTGTAATAGCCATAATGTAATTTCCTCCTTACCGATAATCGGTTTATAGTAATTTGTTTTTTACGATTTCATCCCAGTTAGCATTGATTTCTTCAGTAGTCATTTTCATAACAGCTTCTTTCGTCAATGTAGTGGTTTGACCAGGTTTTTGTGGCGGTGGTGTCCCACCATCTTTGAAACGTTTGTCTACTTCAGCTTGAACAGCTGTATTAAATTCAGCTTCTAAAATACCTAAATTAGTAGTCGTCTTCTCAGCATCTTCACCTACAAAGAATTCTACTAATTTACTAGGTAGACTCTTTTCAGTAGCAGTAGACAACGCTTGATTAACGAGCTTTTCTCGTGCAGCTTCTTTTTGAGACTGCTCAAATTGTGCTTTTAACTCGCGTAGCTGTTTCGCTTCCTCAGATTCAGGTGGATAGCGTTTAGCAATCTCATCTTCTAATTTCTTTGGAAGTGTTTTAGTTTCGTAAGTTTTAATAGCATCAGTTACTCGAGTATCAGAAAATGACTGTAGCCATTTCTTCCCCTCATCATTGTCGTTTAGAAATGATTGAACCGATTCAAGTGTCAATGTAGCCCCTTGACCGTTTCCATCATCTCCTGGTGGTAGATTATCCCCTGAGGGAATTCCTTCTCCATCTGCAAGCATCTGAATATCTAAAGGTAAAAAGGTTTTAAGATTGAATGGATTGTATTTCATGTTTTCCTCCTTGCCCAATTTAGTTACTATCTAGAATCCCTAAACTGTTCAAAAGTGTATTTGTTCTCGTTCTTTATAGCGTCTGCGAGAAAAAGACAAAAGAAAAAAGCCATTCAAAGTGAATGACTTGTGTAGGTTTATAACAATTTTTGATTAATATCATGAGAAAAAACCAAGTTTTGAACAAGCAGAATAAGCAGTTTAATTACCATTTCTCGTTATTTTTATAATTTTTCAAATGAATATACTCATCATTTTTCATTTTCTTCCAACTACTAATACCGTTCAAAATAAGCATAAAAATTACAAATAAAGCTGAACCCACCATGTAATGACCTAAGTAAAAAATAACAAATGCCCCAACCAATAATGATATCATCAGCAATATCGCTAAAATTTGTAATTTATTATTCTTCTTATCATTCATAAAATCCACCTCCTAATTAAATGTTTTTTTGTTATTTCAATACGTTATTATGGTTTATTTTACCACACGATTAAAATTCTTATATAACTTTCCTTACTTAATTACAAAATAATTTTGATTACCCTTGAGAAACTTTCAAAAACTTCAATTTGCGCTAAATTTTTTCTTCCACTCTTCATAACTCATAAATGGCACCGTTACACTCGGCGGTTTAACCTGTTTATACGCTTTGTTAAAAGCTTGTTTGTATGTCAAACCTAAATCGGACATATAAGCATCAATACGAGCAGCCAATTTCTT